CCGACATCTCCCCGCGCAAGGCTTCGACGGCAACCCCGAAGCATGACGCGCTCTCTCGAAAGCTCCGCAGCCTGCTTACCTGGCGCGCGATGAACTCCGGCGAAGACTGGACGGCCGTCGCTGCCAACGACAACACACCGGCCGTAGCCAAACCGAACATGGATTGCTCGCTCGACATTCGCCCGCTGCCATCTGAGATCATGGCTGCAATCGGCGCGGACGTCGAATTCGCCGAACGCCGTGAAGCGCGCGTAGGCGGCGCTGGCCGACCATTTCTCGTTCCTGTCGGCGGTGACATCGACCACGGCGCGGTTCATGGGCAGGAACGCCCGAAGCCGGACTGCGTCGTCAGGATAGGACGACTGCATTTTTCCAACGGCGCGGCGACCGAATCCGGCCTGGTCCTCGATCCAACCGGCAAGGCCGTTCGCGGCGCTGTCAAAATCCCTCTCGGCGGCCTCATCAAGATCGGTTCGAAACGCCCGAAGGATTACTTTCGCAAGCCGAAAGGCGCTACCAACGACAACACGCCCATTACGGCCGGCATGTCGAATAGAGCCACTCCGGCAGCAGTTGATTTCGTGGATCCTATCGCTGATGCTCAAGATGCGGATCGACTTCGCCGCGCTGTCGGTCGAGACCATGCCGGCATCCTCGACCATGCGCTTGTCGCCGCAAATTTCACGGAGATCGGCGTGCGCCTCGGCTTTGCCGGCAAGACAGCTGAACGGCGCGGAAAGCTCGCCGTGATTGCGGCGTGCGAAGTTCTCGAAAAAAACTTGGTCGCATAGCGTCCCTAAATCGCAACTCGGAACGTAATACATATAGCAGGGTATCGCACCCCACCTCGCCAGCCTTCGTGCTGGCTTTTCTTATTCCAGCATCGGCCAGGCCTCTTCACCTTGGTTGATCAGCCCGTCGAGCGCAGCAATGCGATCCGGGCCAGTTTCGCCTTCTGGCGTCTACGCAGCTGCCGTCGGTGACGGCGGCTTTTTCTTTGTCAATTGACGTTGCGCGCAATGCGCGCGAGGAGGCACCATGTTTTCTACAGCGGATGTCGCCGCCGCGTGCGGCGTTGATCCTGCAACGGTTCGATCCTGGCTAGCGCGAGCACCCGGCTTTGCCATTGGTCACAGCGAAGCAGGCGGTCGGACGTTCGATGACAGCGAAGCGCTCGTGCTTGTCATCGCAGGCGAACTGCTGGCGCTCGGCTTTGGCCCGCCGCACCTGGCGCTGCCGGTGGCTCATCATATCTCGCGGATGGCAAACCCAGATAGGGTGTGGGTTAGCCGCGGCGCTGATGGCTCACTGACAGCGAGCGCGCACGAACCTGCCGAGGTCGCAGTCGCACTGCCGCTGCCGACCCTCGCGGAGCGCCTGACCAGACAGTCAGGGTCGCCAATGCGCATCGGCCGGGTCACCCGATAGCCCCCTCCGTTGGTTCCCCCGCCGGCCACCCCACCTGCTGCGGGTGAGGCGACCCCGGGCTTTCTGGCGCTGCAAGATTTTTCAAAACGGGTTTCCTTCTTTTCCAGACGAACTCGACCGCTAATCAAGCGGAGGTTTTGACGTCAGATAAGCAGTTGTATCAATGAGATAATTTTCTTAGTCCGGCCGAAGGTCATCCGGCACTGCCGCGCCTCAACATAGAAACAAAAAAGGAAATCGTGTGCTCAACTTTCCCGGTTCAGACCTTAGGTCGCGGTGATCATGGCAAATCTTGTTTTCCAGGCATGTTGCCCTGCTGCTGGCGCCAAGTCCGAAACCGGCTATCTGGTCCCAGCGGATTCGCTGCTGCCATATGCCGGCGAGGTGCTTGACGGGACGCCCCGCGCGGCTCCGCCGCCCTCCATCGAGAGCGCGCTTCATGAGGCTGCCCATGCCGTACATCTGCATTCCAGGGGGTATCGCATCTCCCGTGTGACAATCGGTCAGCGCAACTTCGTCGAGCGTGCTCCTGGCGAAGGGCGTAGGATGACGGATCTGCACCAGATCGAGGCGGCGCTCGCCGGTGATGTCGGCGCGCTCTTTGCGGCCCACCGGATGATCCATCGCCCATTCAACGAGGAAGTCGACCTCGCGCTGAGCCGCGTTGCATCTGGATGCCACGGCACATGTGATCACTGTATCGCAGGTGTTTTCGCCCGGCACGTTGCGTCCCGCAGCGGCGAGCAAGATGGCGCTCTGGCTCGCGATGTCTGGAGGGTCGCAGAATCGGACGTCATCGACCTCCTTTGCTCCTCACGTATGAGTGCGGCCATCCACAGCCTGGCCGCGCGTCTAATGGCCGATACCGATCTGACGGGCGAAGCCGCCCATTCCACCATTGAAGCTTTCATCGTGTTCGGCGAATTCGCCGAGGAAGGAACCCAAATTGTTTGAGAGAATCCGAAGGCTCGTCAAGAGCGATAGCGTACCAGACATCCGCGCCGCCTTGGAGGAAATCGACCTGGACAAGCTCCGCAGCGATCTTGCAGCGGCTCAGGCGAAGCGCACACGGTTGCTGCTTGAAGGCGACGATGCGGCCGTACTTGCTGCAGAGAAGGATATCGAGTCCGCGCGATTGGCGTTCGACCGCGCTGAGGCTGCGCGGGGTGAACTGCAATCGAAACTGGCGGCTGCGATCGCGAAAGAAGTTGACGACATTTTCGAACGTCATTGGAATGAAGTCGACGCCGATGCAAAGGCAACCTTCGATTTCATTCGCTCCAAAGTCGTGCCGGCCGCCCGTGTCATCGAGGAGGCGCTGGCCCGGAAGGAGGCTAGTGACCAGAAAATCACGGAACTCAACCGGATCATCATCGCCAACATCCATCAAGACAGCGCTGCCGGCCGATCTGGAGCCTACGGCGACCACGTCATGCGGCGCCTCCGCGAGGCCGACATTCTTCCTAGCTGGCTTGCCGGCATGCTCGAGCATCACTCGACGCCTTACTGACAGGATCCATCATGACTCGAAACCACTGTGACCTGCCGAAGTTCGGCCGGTCCGCCGAGGTGCGTGCGGCTTCGTTCGACGAGGCCGACAACACCATCGAGGTGATCTGGACGACCGGGGCGGCTGTCCGTCGTCGCGATTGGCAGACAGGGCGATACTATCAAGAGGTGCTGGATGTCACGCCTCAGGCAGTGCGGCTTGATCGGCTCAATGCCGGTGCGCCGTTTCTTAACACCCACGACGACACCAGCTTATCCCAGGTAATCGGCTCCGTAGTACCCGGCTCGGCGAAGCTTGAAGGCGGCAAGGGATTTGCCCGCGTCAAGCTATCCCGCGCCGCCGAGGATGCAGCCATCGTCGAAAAGATCAAGGACGGCATCATCCGAAACATCTCCGTCGGCTACGCGATCCATCGCGTTCAGAAGACGGAAAGCGATGTCGATGGCGCCGACGATGAATGGCGCGTGATCGACTGGGAACCGTTGGAGATTAGCGCTGTCCCGGTTCCCGCTGATGCCGGTTCCCAGATCCGCAAGAACGAGCAGGAGCTAACGCCTTGTACGTTCGAAAGTGAAACGGCAGCCACCATCCGCCAGCGCATGGAAAGAAAACAGGCCTTGCTGTTTTGCGATGGTATCGAGGCCATTGCACAACGACACGTCGCATCCGGCCGGATCAGCCAAAACCTGATCAACGTGTTGGCCATGGCAAGGGCGGCCGCAATCGAAGTGGCCGATCCAGTTGAGGCGGCCAAACTCGCCTACCGCTGCATCGACACCGATGACGAAGACCGCGGCGCTGCTTATGTCGCAGCTTTCATCTTTGCGGCACGGTAGATGCCCGCGCTGCTTCATCTCATCCGCCAACTGGTTGCGCTGCATGCGCAGCTTCCTTCCTTTCCCAAACCTGAACCAACCCCCGGCCGGATCGACGCAGAGTCGCTCGCCGCCATGCTCAAAAAGGATTCTAAATGACCTCTGTAACCTTCAACCTTTCTTCCCCGATTGAACACAACGGTCAGACCTACACGACCCTGACTTTCAACGAAGCTACAGCCGGCGACCTCGCTGCTGCCGATGTGGTCAAAGGCGAGACAACCAAGACGCTCGCCATTTTTGCTTCGATGTCCGAAACCCCGATTCAGGTCATGCGGAAGATCAAGGCTCGTGATCTTGGACGCTTGGCGGTTGAGGTCGCTCCGCTGCTGGGGGAGTCTGGCGAGCAAGCGAAAGATGGCGAAGCGTAATCGCAATCATCGCATCCGAGCTTTCAACGCCGGTCAGTGAAATCGAGAAATGGGCGCCTAACAAGGCGCTCTCCTATTATGAAGAGGCGATCAGCCTCATCAACATGAAGAACGGGGCTGGTTGATGGGCGTCCAAACCTCACAATTGATTGTATCGCTGCTCGACCGGCTTTCCGCACCCGCTCGACTTGCGACGGCCGCCGTCGAAAAGTTGCAGGCGGCTTCGGCGCGTAACGCTGCGGCACTCGACAAGATGCGCGGCCAGATGATGGATGCCGTTGGGGCCGGGTATGCTCTGTTCAACGGCTTGTCGGCACCCGTCAAGGCGGCCATCGGCTTCGAGGAGAAGATGGCTGACATCGGGAAGGTTGTCGACTTCGACACGCCCAAAGCATTTAAGCAGATGGGCGATGACCTTCGTCAAATGTCGCTCCGCATCCCCATCGCCGCCGAAGGATTGGCTGATATCACGGCGGCGGCCGGTCAATCGGGCATTGCAAATAACGACCTGCTGAAATTCACTGAGCTTTCGGCAAAGGTTGCAACCGCTTGGGGCGTCACCGCAAAGGACGCCGGCGACGGCTTGGCTAAGCTCAAGACCTCTCTTGGAATGACCGTTGATGAGACCGCCAGCCTCGCCGACGCCATCAACTTCTTGAGCAACAAGACGGCTTCTGAAGCTCCGGAATTGCTCACCTTCACAAAAAGCGTTGCACCGATGGCTAGCGCCTTCGGCTTCTCTGCGGATCAGGCCGCCGCCCTCGGCGCGGCCATGATCTCGTCTGGCTTCCAAGCCGACGTAGCTGCCACCTCTTTTCTGAATATGGGTCTTGCGCTCTCGGAGGGTGAAGGCGCGAAAAAAGGTCTTCGCGCCGCTCTAGAGAGCATTGGTCTTGAGGCCGAGGATGTCGCGGAATTGCTTCAGCAGAACGCGGTCGGGACGTTGGATGACGTGCTCAGCCGCATCCGAAAGCTGCCGAAGGCGGCTCAGGCATCGACGCTAACAGGCATTTTCGGCAAGGAAGCTCGCGCTCTAACTCCGCTACTCACCAACGAGAAGCTCCTAGCTGAAGTTATGGGCTACGTGGCAGACAAGACGAAGTATGCCGGTAGCGCGCAGGATGAGTTTGAGAAGCGCTCGAAGACGACGGCGAATGCGCTGCAAATCTTCAAGAACCAAGTCTCCGATCTCTCCATAAGTGTGGGCGATGCGCTGTTGCCAGCGTTGAACAAGATCATGGACACCGTTGGCCCCGTGATCACCAATATCTCCGATCTCGCCCAGCGTTTCCCGCAGGCAACGGCAGCAATCGTCACCGCCACCAGTACCGTGATTGGCTTCCGCGTTGCCATCACCGCAATGCGTTTTGCGGGACTTTATGCTTCGGGCGGCGTCATCCGCATGGGTGCATCCTTCGTCGGCTTGGCGGTGAATGCCATGAACGCAGCTAGCACCGTCAAGACAGCGTTCTCGACCATCTCCACCGCTATGACGGGCGGGGCTGGTCGCAGGGCTGCCGTGGACGCGGCCGCCAACGCGAAGGCCGTCGCGGACCAAACCCGGAAAGCATACGAAAGCGCTCTTGCAATGCGAGAACTTGCCCGCGCTGGGCAGGTTGCTGGTGTCAGCATGAAGGACGCCAATGCAGCAGTCGCTGCGGCAGGCAAGGAAGCGGCTGCCGCCCAGGTCGCGCTTTCCGCCGCGAATGCTCAACTTGCCGCCACCGGTCCCGGAGCGCGTGCGGCGGCGGCCGGCATGACCGTCTTGAAGGGCGCGCTGAACGCAGTGAAGATTGCGGTTATCGGCACGGGCATTGGTGCGGCCATCGCCGGTATCGCACTCGCCGGTGCGTGGGTTTATAATAACTGGTCGGGCATCGAGACAATGTTTGTCGGGATCGGTCGTGGCATCCGTGATGCCCTTCCTGGCGCTGGCGCAATCATCGATACGGTCTCCGACGCGGTATCCACGCTAATAGGGTGGATCAAGCAAATCGTTGGTCCAATCGATGCCACCGAACTCCAATGGCGCAAGTTTGGTTATGGCGTCGGCCAGACGATTGGCGAAATCGTTACCAAGATAGGTGAACTGCCGGGGAAGATTTCCGCTATGGCGGCTGACATGGTTGCGGCGGGTGTCGCGCTCATGAACGGCCTCTGGGACGGTATCAAGCAGGTCATGGATCAGATCGTGGCCTATATCAAGAATGCAATTCTTGATGCCGTGAATAGCGCCACGGCGACTATGAACAAGATCACGTCCAAACTGACGTTCGGGTATTTCGGCGGCGAAACCCCCACACCATCCTCAGACACCCCTGCCATAGACGGCGCACGCGCGGCCGGAGGTCCCGTTCGCTCAGGGGGCACCTATCTCGTGGGCGAGCATGGGCCGGAGCTCTTCAGCCCTGGCAAATCAGGGATGATCTCGCCTCACGAGGCGTATCGCGCTGCGTATGCCGGGCAGGCCGCCGGGGCATCAGGCGCGACACCTGCAACTCCTGCGTCATCGGGGCAGCCAGTGTTCAACCAGGTCTTCAACTTCGCCATTCACGCCGGTCCAGCGGGCGATCGGATTAGCAGGGAAACGATGCAGAAAATTGGGTGGGAAATCAAACATACGCTCGAAGCCTCATGGGGCGGTGGCGGAGCAGGCCTATGACAATCGTTATCGCATGGAAAGATAGATCCCTCAGTCATTTCGCAAAGAAACTTGGCGAGCTCAACGCCAAGTTTCCCAGGGTTGCGGCTCAGGAGGTCAACAAAGTCGGCGCAAGGGCAAAAACGCAGGTTATCCGCAATCTGTCCAAACAGACCGGCTTGCCTCGCCGCGTAATCGTCGCGGCGGTCGGCGATCCTGCTCAGGCGCGCCCTGGCAAACTCTCTTATGAGATGAAAACACGCGGCGGCGAGATTCGACTAAAATATTTTAGTCCTCAAGAGACATTGCCTGGCGTAGTCGCAAAGCCGTTTGGCAAGAAAACGCTATATGACGGCGCCTTCATGAAAGGCGGCGCGTTTCCGCAACGAAAGGTCGTCGCTCGCTTTGATGGCCACGTTTATCGCCGGCTGAACAAGAGCGGCACACATATCACACAAGTTCGGTCCAACGTGGTCATTCCAGTTGAAATGACGCAAGGCGCGACCCTTAGGGCATTCGAGGTCATCGCTGGGCCGCTGCTCCAACAGAGGCTCTACAAGGTATTGAAGAAACTCGTGCCTTAGTGGTCTGGCGGATTCAATTGAGGCCTGTCGAGGCAGGCCTCAATTGAACTGCAGGTCCATCTGCAGGCCGCCGCATCGAGATGATGTATGAGTTGCCATTTTTATGTCGGGGAGAGTCATGTGCCAAAATACAACTTTTGTAACTCGACAATTAATCAACTTATGGTATCTCCGAAAATTCGCTACCCTTATCCTTTGGTGCGTGTGTCGAATTTGACGGAGCAGAAATTGCCAAAGCTGACCCAATCCCTTCAACTTAAAGGAAATCCTTTCGAGCACTACGTCGCCGAGCAGGAACCCAATATTGCGGAGTATGCTGTAAAGCCGCCGTACTTTGAGGCCATCGACGGAAGAGTATCTAACACCTCATCATTTATTCTATTCGGAGATAGGGGCGCAGGGAAAAGTGCAACACGCCTAACCATATTTAAGCAAGTATGGAAGATGAAATCTCAGGGCAAGGAGGTCCCACTCGTAGTCAATTTAGTGGATTTTTCATCTGTTGTTGCTGGAAAAAGCATTAATGGATTGTCCGAAAAAGCGCTTATTCAAGAAGTATCTTTCGTCGTGATCGAAAGTATATTGACATGGCTAAGTTCGCTCGAAGAAGAAGATCGCAGGATTTATCTCGAAGCACTCGATGATAGTGAAAAAAATCTTTGCTATGAACTCTTGAGGGACTTCTATCTTTCGAGACCCGAAGCGCGCCGGGCGAAATCTGCGAGTGACGCCATGGTCCTATTCAATCAGGCCTTTCTCGCAAAGAGCCAAATGTGGGTTTCTCGCAAATGGGACCGTATTGCTGAACTCATTGGCGCTTGCGCCGATATTTTAGCGAAGCGTGTTGCAAGTGAAGCCGATGTCGCATCAAGTGTTACGAACGCAATTCGAGTTGATCCGGCAGATTTTGATTCTGTGGTGATCATGCGTAGACTAGTGACGTTAGCGAAAATATTTGCGTTCACGGGGATAGTTATACTAGTCGATAAGGTCGACGAAACCGAGGCGACTATAAACTCTGTTGATCGTACCGCGGAACTTGTTCATCCACTGCTTGCAAAGGTGCAGCTATTGGAGGTTGAGGGATTTTCGTGGGTATTTTTTCTTTGGTCTCAAACGAAATATGTCTTCGAGGGTGAAAAGTATCCTGCGCGCCTAGATAAGATCGGACATGCGACGGTCCAGTGGGATGATAAGTTCTTCGAAGAAATGTTAAATAAAAGAGTAATATTCTATTCTGATAAAAGGTTCGGGTTGAGCGGGCTGTTCGAATCCGATCAAAATGTCGGTTCCATTTTGGAGGGGTTGATCCGCGTTTCTATGCGATCTCCGCGAGAGATGATAAGGCTATTGGACGTCATCATTCGTGAACACGATGTGGAATATGCTTCACAAGATAGTCCAATCTTGCTCACTGAAGAGTCAATTCAAAATGGCATCGACAAGTACGTAACAGATACTATAACTACCGTTTATGGTGAACGTCTATTGGCGCAGATGTTTAGACTAAACCTGCTCACATTTACAAACAAGGATGTTCAGTCAACTTTCAGGGTCGGGGCTCAATCAGCTCGTACTCGTATCCAATCTTGGGAAAGCGCCGGTATTATCAAGCATATCGGAACTCGCGCGGCCGAGGGTGCGCTTGGGGGCAAGCCAGCGAATGAATATAGAATTGTGGACGCTCGCGTCGAAAGAGTGATGTCGCGTCAGTTGATAAGATACGAAAATCCGCCTCAGGAGGAGGATGGTTACGAGGAGACGGCGCTTGAAGAGAGCGGCGCTGAGTAAACCCCGTACAGGTAGCTAAGTAGGTTATGTGAAGGCAATCAGCGTGAGCGATTGCCTTCATCCGTAAGTCACATGAACTTGGCTTCCGAAATAAAGTAGGTGTTGCCGCCAGCGGGTCGGGGTGTGAAGCCGACTTAGAAGTCAAAGGAAAGCTGCTGGGGATATGACCTGAAGTGTTCGCAGACGCGTTCCAGACGTCCAAACCGAACACGGACATATGCCCGCACTTTCACAAACTTGGTTCTGATTGTTTTTTTCACAATCGAAACTCCTTACTTCAGCGGCTGGGAAGACCGCTCCTCAGGCTCCAGCTGATTCTGGAGACCTTGGCCCACACGAGTTCAGTAAGGTTTGCTGGCGGCAACTCGGGAAATTAGATCACGCAACCGATAGGTTGTCCAGTTGCCGAGCTGCCTATCAACAGCATCGTCTTGTTCAGAACGCAGGCGATTGCTTACCTAAACTGCCAATTCACCCAGGTGTCTGTGCGATCTATCTCGGCCCGGCCTTCATCGCTGACGAACCACTCGCGTCTGCCGCGGTGGTCCTTGGCTCCGGCGCGAACGACTCCTACCTTCCGCAGCTTCTCCATCGTTGCCTCGCCAGCTTGGGGTATAACGTCAACGGTGGCACATTCAGGATGCGCGATCATGAAGCGCAGCACGCGCTCTTCGCGCGCATCAAGCCTGTGAATGGGCTTGTGCTTGTCGCGCTCCTCCTGCTGCGCCTGCCAGCGTTGGAATTCGTCTTCTGGTAAGACTTGGGTGGTGAGTACCGGTTGGCCCAACCCGCTGATCTCGTCAAGCCTGGCATCGATCGCCTTCTTATCCCACTTCCTCGCGCCAAGGATCGGCTGCGGCATCTTCCCCGCCGCAACCCAGTTGGAAAATGTTGACGGTGAGATGCCGAGATAGGCAGCCGCTGCACTGCGGCCGATGAGGCGCGGGCCTTCCGTCATTGCTAGACCTTTTGCAGGATTGCCGAAGGCGAGATGATAGACGCAGTTTGCGCTGCCGCGGCGATGCAATCAATCCCGGTCGTAGGTCGGCCGCCAGCCGCGTGTCATGCCACGACTCATCGCGCCTTCGGCCAGAGCGAGTTGCAGCTTCATGTGGCGCAGGTCGTCGATCAGCGTTGCAATAGTGGCTCGCGCATCGCCGGAATGCCAAGCCAGTGCAGCGTCGACTTCGGTTTCGATCGGGCATAGTTCTTCATCGGCCGGTGCAGGGCGCATCGTCCTCTCCTCGTGTTCACGTTAATGAGTGCAGCGTCCGCACCGCCGCGTTCTCATAATGTTCACGGCGGCGGAGAGAGTCAATGAGCCGTGCGTCGATATCGGTGGGAAAAGGGCTGACCTCCTTACCCCAGCAGGCCCTGCGTCGCATATCGATGGAGTGGTGATGCTGTTCGCCAGCAATCACTGAAGCGAGCGTCACCCAGCCTGCGAAGAAGGGCGACAGACAAATCTGCAGGATCAGTCGTTCCTGTTTCCATCAGCCCAACGAGGAACCGGCCGCATAGTCCGCGGTCTTTGTGAGGCACTTCAATGCCGGCATCAGAAAGGATCGCCTCA